TTCCAACCTTAGATATGTGCAGACGATAGAAATACACTGTGTAAGGTGTGGGTGCTATGCTATGTTTGCTAGGACGACCCCGACTACTCATGGAATACCAGTCAACACACCCTCAGATATTCCCTTGGTTAGCCTCATCCCAGAGGAGGACGAGTGAATGGGACTTAGTGTATACGATTTTGATGAAGATTTAGAGGTTCCTAAGGGGATGAAGATTGATGGGGTATTGAAAAAAGTGGGTACATATGTCCGTTTGGGAAATTGCCCTAACTTTTTGTATTCAGTGAACCCCTGCCCAACATGCTATAGTAAGTTCAGAGAAGACTCTTTATGCATGGTTCTATTGAATAAGCCTAGTCAGGAACACCCTGAAGGGAAAGAAGAGTTGCTAATACCCTGCTATGAGTGTGAGTCTCTTTCAATATTTAGTGGTCAGGATGTGTTCTCATGAATGAAGAATGGGCCCCAACTGACGAAGATATAGAGTGGACTAAAGGGGTAGTCGAGAGTCTAGAGATAGGGCAAGATTGGATGGAGGGGGAGATGGCATTCCGCAAGACAGGGGATGCCACTCTTACCCTCCTCACCAGAACTGAAAGAGCGGACAGTGCTTCAAGGCGGGTAGAGGTTGTGTTGCAAATGATAGGCTGGCATCTAGATATGGAATCAGTCAAAATAATCCCCGATGACCCTATGTTGGCTGCAGAGATGATGCAGGAGGAAGCACAATCATGGCTATGCCCCCATTGTAATGAGGTACCAGTAGTCAATATGGACTTAGATAATGCTGAGTGGGATATAGTAGGTAACAACCAATTCGTAGATGAGAGTGGTCACGAAACTATCACCGATAGATGGGTGGTTGGTCTCACCTGCGAGTGTGAAGAAGTAGTATATCTCAGTCCTGATGATTACTATCTTGTGGCCGGAGAGGAACTCTTCTACACTTGGAAAGGTTGGTTCCCTGTCAAGCCTGGACAAATTTGCGAGGCAGTAGATAAAGGATATTGGGATGACTTAAATGCTCAAGCGCTTGGTAGCAACTGGGATGGCAAACCCGTCCCCCTGCACATGAGGGGACTCATGTGTGTAAGAAGAAAAGGAGAGGAAGAAGAATGAGAACCACACGATTGAGAGAGAGAATTAAGGTATATCTAGAGAAACAGGGTGAGGCTAATACCCAGCAGATACTAGAGCATATTAACAGCGTAATGAGGCACGGCACAACTCCCCAGCAATTGGGGAATGTGCTGGCCAAAGATAGCGACATTGTGAAAGTTAGTAGCACGAGACGCGCAGGCTCGGTAAGTGGGGGCTACCAGATATGTGTATGGGCGCTCGCGCCCGCACACGCGCCCGAGTGATAACCGTGGGTGGGGATAGATACCCTCGCACACATTGCGATGATTGTGGTGTTTGGTTGAACAACAGGAATACCAAAGGCAATCTGAGAAATGCAATAACTTGCGGGAAATGCTATCTAGCATGGAAGCAGAGACAAAGGGAGGGGAAGAAGAATGATGCTTGATGATGCTGCAATTTTGATTGCTGCTGTCAATACAGCGGAGAACAGAGAACAGGAGAAATTACTCTATGATTTTCTGGTGGAGAACAAAGGAGAACTCGAAGAGTTCTGTTCTCTCCTCTATGGCCCAGCCATCCTCAAGCCTGAACATATCATGAGCGCTTTACATAGGGGGTTAGGTATGTTCCCTGAAGAGTTTGAACTCATCGAGGGGACCCCGCTAGTCCCAGCCCTAGTATCAGAATCGCCTGATGAATGTGAGGATAGTATGACTATCCCAGAGGCCCTATCATGTGTATCAGAATTGAAAACCATAGAGGCAGCCCCAGACATTAGAGTCATCTTTGCTAAGATGGATAAGAGGTCTGCAGAAGCCTTGTGGTGCAGAGCACTCGGAGAAAGGCCAGTTTTACCTCGAAAGAGGCTGCTCAGGGCCATTGCTCACGGTGGAGGTAAATACCCCCCAGAGAGGCTTACAAGCGCTCTAGCAGTGGAGAATATCGCCGTGGTCTTAGAGAGGGCTATAGAAGGCACCTTACCTGATGAGTTTCGCATCCAACCTGGACATCCTTTCAGAGCCCCATCATTTGCCCCTTGGAAGTATTGGTCTGTCCCATTTCTGAACACCTATTACGAGATTGTATCAGGGCCGCGCAGATACGCTCACCAACTAGATGGAAAAACCTTCGTCTATGATAGCATGGGGGAATTAGTCCCCAATAGTCCAGTAGAAATGGCACACGGAGGAGATTGTGTGGTGTTGGTGGACGAAAATGGGACTGTTGTAGAGTGGCTCCACTCCGAAGCCAATCCTGACCAATGGGAGATGGACTATAGGGGGAGAGCAGTGACCCCTCAGAAAGTAAGAGATGCCGCACATCTCAGGGCATTATCACAGAGCCTAGAGGATGGGGAAGTGCTCAGACTGATTGACGGAGACAAGCCACATATCCATGGTCAACATAGAGGGGGCTTTATTCAGCCAAAAAGAATCTATGAGATGCCACTCCTCATAACCCAAGCCCGAGAACAGAAGAATGGAGAGTGGATAGACTTGAGGATAGAGGCCTTAGATGGTTTTGACCCCATTCATGTGGGTTATGCCAATGTTAGTAGGGAATCTCTCCCTAACAACTCTATACTCACAGAAGCCTGCAGAAGAAAGGTGTGGACAGAACTTGAAGTTCCCCTAGTAGGGCTATTCCATGCATTGAGATGCAGAGACCACAGACTCGAGGGGGCGTATTTAGTCCGAATAGACACAGGTCTAGGGATGACTGACGCTCTCCAATATGGGGACATCATAGAGAGGGAAGGTAATGGACAGGCACGATGATTTCTTTCTAGCGTGGTTGGCTAGGGACGCCAGATTCCAAGCCAGTATTCACTTCTCACCCAAGCGAAAACTGGGCTACAAGGTACATCGGAAGGTGTACACTAGCATGGAAGACGAGCCACAACTCAATTTATGGCTTGCAACAAAGGGTGTACATGGTAGAGTTTTGAGGGACAAAGAGCAGATACAGAGGGTCTTATCCCTACTAGCGCCCGTATGGGAGGCTGTCAAAGACAGGAATAACCTCCAGAAACTGCTACTCACTATGGACGCACCAACTGCTCGAAAGATGAAACATGATGACATTCGTGGACTCATGGAGCAATTCGAGGAAATAGTATAAGCACTAGGGGTACATCGGAGGGGTTCCATGTTGACATTTGACGACTTGATTGGGAGCGATGACTCCGACCATCCTATCTACAAGGTAAAAAGTATGTGCGAGTCAGGGACTGTCCCTGACCTTCTATTAGTGGGGCCTCCAGGTACTGGTAAGACATCTACAGCATTAGCAGTAGGTCATTTACTAGACGCTGAAGTCTATGAGTTCAATGCCTCTGACGAGCGTGGTATAGACTTCATACGCACCAGTGTGAAACAAGTCGCTACACAGCGTGGTTATAGCGATACCACCATCATACTACTCGATGAGGCAGATGGTCTCACAAGACAGGCTCAAGACGCCCTACGCAGAATAATAGAGAAAGGGCACGCACTTTTCATACTCACAGCCAACGAGGAGGCTAACATCATACCCGCGTTGCGCTCGCGCTGCCATACAATGCGTTTCGAGCCATATGGGACCAGACATGTGCATGCATTTCTGCAGAAGAACTTCCAAGACCTGTGCACCTCAAATTACGGGTGGAATTCCTACAACATGGATAAGATACGAGCCTCCTTCAATGGGGACCTCCGTAGCCTTGGTGTAGCAGCACAGACTGTGAAGGACGCCAGAGAATTAGAGAATATGGCCACTCTCAAGACGGAGATTCTATCTGATGCATCCCTTTCTGTTGCTGGTGGAGATTGGGGCTCCTTGAGAGAAGAACTCTACTCACTTAACCAACCCGGCAGAAATATGCTGACTATACTCAACCTGTTGCACGATAGAGTGCGCGACTTAGATATGGAACCTGATAAGTTCCACCACTACTCCAAAGTATGGGGGGACGCAGTCCTTTCGACCCACCAATGGCCCTTAGATAACAGAGGGTTTATTGACTGGTTCGTGGGGTCCTTGTCCCTCCCTAACGGGAGAGAAGAGAAGACTATGAGGAGTGAAAATGAGTAGCCTAAAGAGAGAAGAGAATAAATTGCCAGAAGAAGTACTAGAAAGATTACATTGGTTCGCTGAACAACACAGTATCAGTCAGGACAAAGCCGTAGAGCAGTACCTCAGTTACATTGAGGAACATCTAGGTATAGTCAACACCCATGAGGAAGATGATGACTTCCTAGTGGATGCTGCTGAGACTTTCGTTGTTGAGAGAAGGGTGATGAGCACACCGGGAGGTAGTTCCTCAGAATTAGTAGGATGCTTCGTGGCTGTTGAGCCCAAGATACGAGACAAGAGAGAAAATGTGAGAGAGAACGCCATACGAGCCGCTAAAGATGACTTAGGCGCTGCTATCGAGAAGGGTACAGTGGCTAGGGCCTTCGTAGAGAATGGAGTATGGATGCTTGAGAAGGCCATGGGTATAGTAGCGTCAACCCAAGAGAGGTTTGACGAGGATAATGACCCTTGGTTCCTAGTAAGGGATAGTGGGATGACATTAGCAATCCTACAGGAAAACCCTGACTGGGCGAGACACGGTGAGCCTATAGCACCTCATCTGTTCAGCAGAACCTACAGATTCTATGGGAATACCCCTGAAAGGTTCGAGGATGAGATGGAACTGCTTAGAATTGATGTAAGTGGCCCAACTGAACTGAGTGTATCACAAGAAGTGGCTTTCGGTGAGCCTTGTACCGTCAAGGTAAGGCCCCAGCCTGAAAATGTGAATCCCGGTTGGGAAGATATGTGGAGAGGTGCTAGTAACTTCTTCAATTCCATCAATTACAACAGAGAGTTCGTAAGTGAAGAAGATAGAGAATACCTAAAGGGTGACCTGATGATGAGTGGTATGGACTGCTATGTATCAGACCTATCAGACCTAATGGATGTCTATCGCTCAGAATCTGAAACCATCGAAGGATTTGACAACCCAATCGGACCTTTGGTTTGTATCAAAGGAAAAGTGACAGATATCAATCAGACAGGGTATGAGAGCGAATATGACCCGGCAGGTATCAACTTCACCATGAGGGTGTCATCGTTTGCATTACAAAGGGAGTTCCCAGACAATATGTGGAGACAAGAAGTCTCTGTTAGGGTCCATGGGTTCCTAGGCCAAGATTGTCACGCTTTCGACTACAAAGGTCGATTGGGGTGGAAGCCTTATGCGGTAAAGTCAACAGTCTACATCTTTGGTAGGTTGGGATTGAGAGCCGTAGAGGATGGTCAACAGGAAGTCCCTACAATCAGGGCTTTGGGCGTATATGCCCCACCTAGGCTAGCCATACCTGCTGGTGAAGGTGGTAATACATCGCTAGACCAGTTCGGAGGAGTTGAGTGATGGGTTTCTTCAAGAATATAGACATCATGCTACACAATGGTGAGACTGACGAAGCCATTGCTAAGTGGATTCGTGAGAATGCTAAGGACCCGAATATCAGTAAGGAGGAGTCTCTAGACATGACAGCCGAAATGAGGCACATGTGGGAAGAGGCCCGTAACAATCACTACAGGGGGTTCAAACAATGAGTGGTTTCAAGAATCTTAAGGATAAGGAAGTAGAGGATGCTAAGAAAGACCAAAAGGACATGCTGAATCCAAACCCAAAACAACCTGTAACCCCTGTACAGAAAGCCAAGAACTATCGAGGCGACGAATGGTTCGCCGAGGAAGTAGCGCCTATTACTGGTGAGTTCGGTGGTATAGTGGGCGATGATGGGACTTGTAAGACAGCGGTAATCCTGAACAGTATACCTGACAACGAGGCTTGTCTAATAGTTGATTTCGATGGCGGTGGGGCATCTCTTAGAGATGCTTTCTATCAAAACAGAAGGTCAGATTTCAAATCAATCAACCCTTGGGTCATGCAAGATGAGGCCAGAACTGCCTACGACTACCCTGCTACACACGATAAAGTGATGGATATTGGTAGGAGGGCCCTATCTTGGGCTAAGGACCAACTAGAGCCCGGCTATGAGGGACAAAGGCTAAACACAGTCTTAGTGACTGCTGTGGACCTTTGGGACTCTGTTGCTATGGCCTGTATGTTCATCGAAGACCTAGGGACAGCACCTGACGGAATTGGTGCTAAAATCAGCCCTCATGAGAAAGTGGGTATGAGGTTCAATTGGCAGATTCGCAGTACGCGGTTCCATCAACTAACTTCACTATGTCGAGAATTGACCCGTTTGGGTATTAATGTGTGGTATGAGACCCATTGGCAATATGAACAAAGGGCTGATGGTACTGCTACTGGGGCCAAGAAGCCAAAGTGGGAAAAGCAGACTAGCAACTACCTACACACTATCATAGAGATGAAGAAGACTCAGGTTCGTGATGACGAAATGAGGACTACAGGTGAGACTACCTATGAGGCGACATTCTCTAAGGCTCGAAATCTACCTGAACTGCTGGATAAGACTCGTCTTGTAATGAGTACCTTTGAGGACAAGCCACTCAAGTGGCATGGGCTCCCTGAACTTAGAGGGTGATACTATAAAGGTTCTATTACGCGAGGCTGCGCCAAAATTGGGGGTAGGCGCTTGGCCCGAGTAAATATCAGCAAAGAAGCACTTCTCGTTCTGTTGAACGGCTTTGGGCCTGGGGTGGGGGACCTCAGGCTCGAGGCTAGGGACATGTCTCTCACTGGGACTGTAGCACTCAAAACACACTTGTTGCACACGAAAGTGAGCGCAGATGTAGAGACCCCAGGGGAGATAGTCATCTCAGACCTAAGTAAGGTATTGACATTCACTAAGGCTTTACCTAAGGAATCTATGGTGAAATTATACCAGCCTGAGGGGACACCATTGCGTGTCCTCTCGGGCAATATGGACCTCACTCTGCCATACAGTGACTACATCCATTCTAATGTGAGAGTAGGTAAGGCTTTGGCGATAGTAGAGGACAGTGAGCGTTCTAACTGGAAACATTGGGGTGGTAAAGCCTTGACATGCTATGGTAGGCTCAACTCTTCAGACCTCACTCAGGTACAGACTCTTGAAAAAATAGTGGGGAAGAACAATGCTATCACCACTCACTTCGATGCAGAAAATGGTGTATGGAATATCACCGCAGGTGAAAAGGGGTCTGCTAACATGAGTTTGAGTGTAGATATAGAAGATTGTGATGGCCCATCTCAGACTTGTAAGTCAAGTTTCGGTGGTTGGTTCCCAAGCGTGGTCGATTGTCTCCCTTCAGGGGTGGTAGAACTATACACCGCGCATAAGTTCGTTGCGATATTGCGCCATACAGAGAAGGAGCATTTGTTAGTAATTCTAGACCAGAGAGTGGATTAAGATGGATGGGGGAAGTATAGACAAGTGGTCTGAGAAACATGTAGGTAGCCTAGCACTGACAAGAACTATTGTAGGCTTCGTAAATGTAATACTGAGTGTAATAGTAGTTGCGAAATTATTCGGGTGGATATAATGATAGTAGATGATTACTATGAAGATGGGGAGGAGCCCATCATATACTCACGATACCGTGATGAGAATGGTGAACTCATAGAGCACACAGATAGGAAGTATAAGCCATACTTCTGGGTACCAAAGAACTCTCCAGACTTTCAGTTTAGAAGGGTTACTACTAGGTTCCCTACATGTAGAGTAATCTACGAGGAGCAAGCCATTGGCCTCGATGGCACACCGTTGGTAAAAGTAGAGGCATCATCCCCCTTTGAAATATCAAGAATGAGGGAGCAATTCAGCAGAACATACGAGGCTGATGTTAGATTCACAGACCGCTGGTTGATAGACAATGTTCAGGTCATGCCAGACTGGAAACCACGAAAGTGGTGGTTCGATATAGAGGCGGACACTAAGGAAGGTTTCACCACAGTCATCGCTGTGATAGACAGTGACCTAGATATGCCAGTGGTATTCGCTTGGGCTGATGAGCGCACGAATTGCCCCTACATAACTGGCAGTTCGTTATTACGAGAAGTGCGTGACATCACCTATGAATTGAGACTCTTTGGCTCTGAATCTGACCTCCATGAGGCGTTCGTATCATTCATGCGCGAGCGTGACCCCGACATGCTGATTGCACACGCGGGCACATTCTTCGACATACCCCACCTCATCAACAGGATTCCATATCCTGAGCGAATGAGTCCAGTGGGGCAGGTCAGAAGGTTCAGGAAGGGTAAGGATAGATACGACCCAACAGACCAGCCCATCGTAGGTAGGTGGCAATTCGATACTGCAGCCCAAGCCGCTAGTGGTACAGGATTCGAGAGAGTGTGGAAGGACAGTGGTGGTGGTCAACTACCATCTCTCAAACTCAACGACATAGCAGAGACACTAGGTCTAGGTTCCAAACTCACTGAGGACATAGAAGGTATGGATGTTCACAACGGATGGTATGAATACTGGGAGGAGTTCGTAGACTACTGTCTACTAGACACCCACCTACTCAAAGGCATAGATGAGGCCAAGAATGTCACTGACTTCTACATACAGATGGTCAGGCTCTGTGGAGTCACTCTACCCTCAGCATGCAATGTGACTAACTTCGCTAGGGGTCTGCTCTCAAGGAGGACAGACAAGAAAGCCCCTACCAGAGCCAGAGGTGACAGTGGCTCACTCAAAGGTGCAGAAGTAGGGCTAAAATGTGTGACTGGATTGCATCAAGGCGTTGGGGTGATTGACTACAAGGGACTGTATCCCTCATTAATCCTAGGTAACAACCTATCCTACGAGACCAAGAGGGATGGGCCCGGCGAGAACATAATCAAACTCGAGAATGGTACTTACTGGGACCAGAGTGAACAGGGTTTGCTACCTAGCGTAGTAGAATATCTCTTCGCTTATCGAGCAGAATGTAAATTAAAGATGCAACAGGCTGAAACCGAGGAAGAACGGGGTGCTTGGAACACCACACAGATGGCGATTAAGAGGGTCATGGCCTCACTCTATGGTATGACCGCGCACGGTGGCTATGGTTGGGCTGACCTAGACATAGCACACACCATCACCCAAGAGGGGAGGAGGTGCATCCATCTACTAGACCAAGTCACTACTAGCAATGGCTACGAGTGTCTCTATGGTCACACCGATTCAGCGTTCGTCAAGGTTCCATATGAGGAGGCTGAGATACTGGCCGACAAAATCACTAAGGCTGTGCAAGAAGCCACTGGTAACAAGATGTTGTTCGCAGAACTAGAGGACTGGATGCCTTACTGGTTACTGGTCAAGAAGAACAGGTATGTAGGTAAGAAGATGAGTGGTGAACTCAAAGTGGCTGGTTTTGAGATGAAAGCCTCCAACTCTGCACCCATATCAAAGGAGGTGCAGAAAGAGGTGTTCAACATGGTGTGTAGCGGGGCACACGAAGGTGAGGTAGAAGCCTATGTTCGTCCGATAGCCATGCAAATCAAACAGAATGAGATACCTATCGGGGATGTAACTCTACGCACTAGGATAGGCAAGAACCTCCCATGGCAGATTGAGATGTACAAGAACGAACTCCGTGACA